TACCGGTTCAACTGGTCCTGCTGGTGGTACTGGTTCAACTGGTCCTGCTGGTGGTACTGGTCCTCAAGGTGGTACTGGTTCAACTGGTCCTCAAGGTGGTACAGGTTCAACTGGTCCTCAAGGTGGTACAGGTTCAACTGGTCCTACCGGCCCTGCTGGCTCTACTTCTTATAATGCAGGAACCCTTGATGGAGTTAATTCAACTTCATTTTTACGGTCTGATGTAGCAGATACAGTAGCAGGCAAACTTACACTGAATAACCCACTCGCTAGGTCTTCTCATAACACAGGGCATCTAGAGGGTAGTTACAACAATGTAGGGGACAACGCTAGCAAGACTAACCCTATTTACACAATAGGTTCAGTCTATGCACCGGGTGATGCCGTCTTGAGTAACATGTACGGTATCGGTTATACGAGTTCAGGTTCAGCGTCTTTTCTGAGTGGTGCTTTAGATGCAGGTGGTACTGGGTGGGGCATGTATGTTGCTTCTAACGGTGCTGCACGCGTTTTCCTTAATGGCGGTAACGGTACTATTGCAACAACGGGACAACATTATGCTGCTAATGCGTTAGTTTGGAACGCAGGTAACGATGGTGCAGGTTCTGGCTTAGACGCTGATACCCTTGATGGTATACAGGCGGCTAAATTCGTAAGAAACGACACAACCCAGAGTCTTACTAATACAATAAACCTAAGAGCGTCAGGGAGTCATTTAGGTAATCACGAGTTTGCAGGGACCAGCTCTACCTCTACATCATATAGTGATGCCGCTATTGAAATACGAGAAACCAACTATTCAAGTACGCCAGGTGGCGCACCAAGATTAGCCTTCCATTGGGGTGGTAGAGTTGCATCACAGATAACTATGAATACCGGGGGTGATATTGAAATAAAGGATAATCCCGGATCTGGATATGAGAACTTACGTGCAAATAATATATATGCTAATGGTACAAATGTCGTATGGCATGCGGGTAACGATGGAGCAGGTTCTGGCTTAGACGCTGATACGCTTGATGGGCTTAATTCAAGTTCATATTTACGCTCTGATGTTGATGGTACCGCTAGTGGTAATATAACAGTCGTAGGTGATCTTAACTCTAAGAATAACGCAGTTACTGATGAGACATTATTTTCTATTCTAGATACCGATACGACAGCTAGCGTACGAGCGAAGTTTGGTGGGTCTACTAAGTTTACTAAAAGTGACGATGGTGATGCCCCTGCGTCAGGCGTATTCCAAGTTGCGGGTTCAGTTAATTGGACGCACTCTGTTTATACCCCCATGGATGCTGAAACAGAAATAATGTTTGAGTGTTGGGTGAAACACACGGCAGGTTCAGATACCGCAGCAAATCTTTACGCAGGCGGTGAATTTTATACGGGTTCAAAGAGTACATACGGTAACTCAGATAGATATTGGGGTGCTAACGGTGATGCTCAAGACTCTAATAACACCTCATGGAGACATATAAAAGGGATAATGAAAGGGTCTGCTATACGTGGCGCTAGTAAGGGAGATGCTTCTTACGTTAGGTTCATAACGCTCTTTAACTACTCTGGGGCTGGAAATACCTCTAAGTTTTGTGGTTTTAGGTTTTACCGTAGTAAGAAAACAGTTTCTAGTTTATGGGTTAAAACACACGCAGGTCTCCATAACGACAGTGGTTTATCAGGTACTGAGTCAGGCACTGCTTACGAAATTATTGACAACTCAGGTAATGTATCGGTACCGGGTCAATTAGATGTAACCGGCAAAGCTTTTTTCCAAGGGAACGCTAACATTGAAGGTGGTTCGGGTTATGGTTTATTTAAAGGCCACGAAAACCATAATCACTTTGCAGGTTTTAGAGCTGTAGTTAGTGGAAGCACTGCTTCACCTTCGATTGCAGGCGGCCATCAAACCACATTTGTTGAGTATGCAGAGTCTAACGATACCACAGGTTGGTTCTTTAAAAGTAGCCACACAGGTACTTATGCGGAGATTGCTAGAATTACCAAGAGCGGTATGAATATTTTAGGCAGTAAAGTATGGACGGCGGGTAACGACGGTTCAGGCTCTGGTTTAGATGCTGATACGCTTGATGGTCAAAGTTCAGGCGCATTCCTAAGAACAGACCACGATATGACTTTAACATTATCGGGCGATCTTAGTGGTTCAGCTACATTCACTAACATGGGTAACGCTACGATAACTGCTGTAGTTAATAACGATAGCCACTATCATTCGCAAGTTTACATACCAGATACTCGCGGTGCTGTTAGAGCGCCTAGTTATTATCCTGACAGATACGTGTCTTATGATTTCCAGCAAAATACGAACACTTTAGCAGGAGATGACTCTTGGCATGTATTGCAGACTGTCGCTAAATGGTCAAGTTGGAACGCAAGCCATACTCAGCAACAAATCGCATATACAGGGGCTCAGTTAAAACACCGTGAAGCAAGTAGCGATACAGCATGGGGCGGTTGGAAGACTTTATGGGATTCTAGTAACGATGGATCAGGTTCTGGCTTAGACGCTGATACACTTGATGGAGTTAATTCAGGTTCATTTTTACGCTCTGATGCCGATGATTCAATAAGCGCAGGGGTAACTTATAGATGGGGCGCGACCAACTCTGCGGGACTTGTATTCGAAAACTCCTCTTATCCTGGTAATGAACTTCAGATAGGCGGTTGGAGTAGTAGTAATACTAATGGTATATCAAGAATTAGAAATTCAAATGCAAACTTGCACATTGATTCCGGGGGTAACGGGTCATTACTTTTAAACCACTACTCAACAGGTAACGTTCAGATACGTAGAAATACTGTCTGGCATGCAGGTAACGACGGTTCAGGCTCTGGCTTAGACGCTGATGTTCTTGATGGTATTAGCTCAGGCTCATTTCTAAGAAGTGACGCTGATGATTATCTTAATGCTACTTTGCTCGTAAGAGGAGATATACGTAATGAAACTGCTTACCGTGATCATGGCGTCTACGGTAGCTATGACTCAAACAAAACTAACCATATCTGGTCAATGGGTTCTGCATACAGAAACCACACTAGCGGTAGTAATTTCGGTAACCTGTATGGTATGTCTTATAAGCACACCAATAATGGTACCGGCGGCACCATGGCCGGAGGACATCAAGCAGTATTTTGTAATAACGGAACGCCAGGATCAGCTATAAGCTTTAGCGGCGGTATATGGACATCAGGTAATATTACGGCTTACTCTGATCGCAGGGTAAAAACTAATATAGAACGCATACCTAATGCACTAGATAAAGTATGTCAGCTTAACGGATATACTTTTGATAGAACGGATTTAGTTGTTGATGATGTAACAGGCATAATGCCAGAAACTAGGCAGACTGGTGTTATCGCACAAGAAGTACTTGAGATATTACCGGAAGCAGTTACAGGAACGGAAGAAGGACATTACTCTGTTGCTTATGGTAACATGGTAGGTTTACTAATAGAATCAATCAAAGAACTTAAAGCAGAGGTTGATGAACTAAAGACACAACTGAAAAATAAATAGATATAAATAGATACAGATTAACTAACATTTAAACCAGGAGAAAAACATGTCAGTGACATATGAATTACTAGAAGAATTTACAGGAACACGCTCAAACGAAAGTCCGGATCCGGATAATGAAAATGAAACAATCACAATCGAATCGACCGTTAAAGACGTTAAAGTTCGGTTTACATGCGATCGAAGAGATATAGTTCATGAACGTTTCGTGAACGTTTGTTATGATGCAGTAGGTGCTTACGATGCAGAAGCTACATTAGTTCGTATCGGTGAAGTTCTGGGTGGCGTTGAGCATAAGATGTTGGTTGGTGTAATTAGCTCATAAGAGGTATTAGCAATGGGAACAGTAGCGAGCAGTGGCACATTAAATCTATATGGAATTCAACAAACCCTGGGTGGATCTAACCCTATCGGTATGAATGAATTCTACGGTAGAGATCCATATAAGCCTATGCCTTCTAGCGGTACTATTGGTATGAATGATTTTTATGGCGCTAATTCAAGAACAGCTTCAATAACTTCCGCCAGTAGTCATGATACTGGTGAACGTTTTGGATGGAGTCAAAATGCAGGAAGCTCGTTCTATATAGCTGAGTCTGGTCAGAGTTCTGCTGCATTTGGTAGCTCTACTAAATCAGTCGGGTTATCTACTAGCGGTGAAATATGTGCTATTACTATAGAATCTCAAGAACCGATGGGATTTGTATTAACAATAGCTGCTAGAGGTAATAGTAATAGCGGATGGACTACTCTGAAACTTAAATGTACCGGCGGTGGAAATATGAATAATTCGGTACATACTTTCACTAGAACCGCTGCTAATGCTTACGTATATTTATCAAACACTAGTCCTGCTGCTTATGCATGGCAATTTAGGAGTCAGTATTCTAATGTCATGCCTATTGAATTATATTACCACGCGCAAAGTAATCGTGGATTTGCTGTTAGCTTTACTTAAATGATAGGAGAAATAAATTGATTAATTACGATATTGTAAAGGTCGATGATGTATATAAGGTAGTTCAGATTCGATATCAGTTATTGGATCACGAGGATTACTGGGTTCAACAAGCACTTCCAGCAAGTTATGATGATAATTATTTGCACCAGGTTGCTGCCGATGCGGTAGAAGAGGCACAGGGGTTTTGGGATAAACGCGACGTGACCAATGAATATATCATAGGTGAATCAACCGGTACCTTAAAAGAGATGGTTCTAGCGGATCGTCCTGAGTATGATCATGTTTACGAAACCGCCACATTTGTATGGGAAGAAACAGATACAACTAAGACTAAGGTGTGGACTATTAGTGATCTTAATTCATTACAAAGAGCTACTAATATTAGAATAAAAAGAGATGCTTTGTTAGCTGAAACTGACAGTGAAGCTCTTATTGATAGATCATTATCAACAGAATTGACCAACTATAGGGAAACTCTCAGAGACATATCGGATCAAGATACTTTCCCAGATAGTGTTATTTGGCCAATAAAGCCAATAGGATAATTTAATGGCCACTTTAAAATACTACGCTTTATGTAACAGAGGAATGCCTGCAACCAAAAGACATTTGGCTCGTATACCTAAGGATGACTTAGTTATCGTTTTAAACAGTCAGAATGCTGAGTATATAACAGAAGCAACAAACTGGTGTATAAGCGAAGGTGTTGAGCATTACGTTACAGAAAGCGATGGTACTCCTTCTACAGGCAAAAACTCTGTATTTGATATATTTACTGCATCTGATAATGATTATATGGTATTGGTAGATGGTGATGATTTTATTACCCCACATGGTTTATACGTATATGACAAGATTGCGCAATCGGAATCTCCGCCAGATGCTGTTGCATTAGAATATCAGTTCGGATTAGTACCGAACGAAAGTTACTCTATCATGTTAAGGCATTCCCAGACTCAGCCTGGATCTGCGAGAAGAGATGCTGCGGACGTTTTTAATCAAGATCATATACACGGATGGGGTCTAAGAATATTCCATAAGCCTCATGATTGGTGGGAACACGCTTTGGCAGGTACATCGGTAGAACATTGGGATACATTTACAGAAAACTGTTCTGCAATGCACCAGAGGCTTATGACGTTAGAACACAAATATATTAACGGATGGGAAAGCCACTTAAGAATAACATTTTATTCTAAATCAGCTGCTGCTTTTAGGTTCGATCCGGAATTAATAGTTGGCGAAGATACCATGCAATATTTTGTTCTAAAAAATGCTATGGTAGAAGGCAATATTGATATGCGAATATTGAATGAAATATATCCAACTTACGTTTACGATCAAAGAATTGAAGGCATTGTAAGATTAGCTAATGAGGTTGATGATGGCAGGGGTTGGTTAAACTGGATGACTAAACTAGTTGCCGAGTTTGAAGAATACGAGACAGAGGGTAAAATGCATTTGGTAGATATACCATACGTAGACCTTCCGAACTTTCCTGATGACTACAGGCCTGATACTTTAGGTCTTGTAAATTATCCGCATAAATCACCTAAGTATTAACTAGGCATCTATCTATCATAAATAGTGATATAAAGATAGAACAGACCTATAGGAAAATAAAATGGCCAAACCAAATTCTAGACAAACCTTAATAGACTATTGCTATAGATCGTTAGGTGCACCTGTAATAGAAATTAACGTCGATGATGACCAGATAGATGATAGAATTGACGAAGCTTTTCAGTTTTATCAGACATACCATGCAGATGCTATTGAAAAGATATACTTAAAGCATCAAGTAACACAGGATGATATCGATAATGGGTTTATACCGATTAATGATTTAATCACTGATGTTATCAGAGTTATGCCTATTAAAGATAGCGGATCAGCTAATGCGTTATTCGACGCTAAATATCAGATGCATCTTAACGACGTTTTTTCCCTAGGATTTATGGGATCACTAGCAGAATATGAAATGACACAACAATGGTTATCTCTATTGGATCTAATTGTTGGGTCAAACGATAAGCACATTTCATTCGAAAGGCATAAGAATCAACTTAGAGTTGATATGGATTGGGCAAAAGAGGTTTTAGTTGGAAACTATGTGATAGTTGAATGCTTTAGAATCTTAGATCCTACAACATACACAGACGTATACAATGACTACTTCCTTAAGAAATATGCTACTGCACTGATTAAAAGGCAGTGGGGAACAAACCTATCCAAATTTGAAGGTATGGTTATGCCGGGTGGCGTTACTTTTAATGGCAGACAGCTATTTGATGATGCCAATGAAGAATTAACGAAATTAGAAGAGGAAGTTAGACTTAACTGGGAACAACCAGTAGACTTCTACATAGGATAATTTATGGCCAGAAATGTTTATTTTTCACAGGCAGTTAAATCAGAGCAGCATTTATATGAAGATCTGGTTATAGAAAGCTTGAAGATATATGGTCAGGATATTTATTATCTGCCACGTAGCATAGTAAATCGAGACTATATCTTTGGTGAAGATCCTGCTTCACAGTTCGATGACGCTTATATGATTGAAGCTTACATCGAGAATTCAGACGGGTTTGAAGGTGCTGGTGATCTATATCAGAAGTTTGGGTTAGAAATCAGAGACGAAGCTTCATTTGTTATTTCAAGAAGACAGTGGGAAAAGTTAATAGGCATATGGAATAACACCTTAAATGGTATAAAGCCCAACAGCGGTGATATCATATATCTACCCATGAGTTCTTCTTTCTTTGAGATTACTGCTGTAGAAGACGATAAACCGTTTTACCAGCTATCAAATCTTCCAGTGTATAAATTAAGTTGTTCATTGTTTGAAATGAGTGACGAGAAATTCGAAACCGGAATAGATCTGATAGATCAGGTTGCTGGACAAGATGCTTATCAAGTAGTTATGGATATTACTAATGTTGACGGATTACATTTTAATAGAGGCGAAAAGATAACTCAAATACTTAATTCAGATCTAGGTATATCAGTATTTGGTACAATCCAAACCGTTTCTAAGACATCAGATATTGCATCAACAATTGCGGTTTCTCATATAGGTGTATCAGGTACAAGCGATGCTAGAGACTTTATAACCTCGGAAACCCTAGGTGTATTAGGATCGGAGTCGGGTAATACTGGTCATATAAGCAAAGTTTATGATGTTGCGGATCAGACCGGAAACTTCAATATTACAGATACACAATCATCTAATTCAGATTTCGAGTTTGAAGGAGATAGCATATTAGACTTCTCCGAATCAAATCCGTTTGGCGATGCATCGGAGACTTACTAATGTTCGGAGAACACTTTTATAATGCAACCATGAGAAAATCGGTTGCTATATTCGGAACCCTATTTAATAACATCTCTGTTATAAGAAAGAGCGCAGACGGCGGTGTTTTAAATCAAATTAAGGTTCCGTTAGCTTACGGTCCAAAGCAAAAGTTCCTAGCTAGATTAGAAACAGCTCAGGGCGAAGATGCGCAGATGGCAATTAAATTGCCTCGCATGTCTTTTGAGATTTCGGCTATAGATCAAGATCTAAATCAAAAGCTAAGTAAAACTACTAAGATTACCGAATCTAATGCAAGCGATGCTACCAAAAAGAAAACTATTAAACAAATGGTTTCTTACAATATTACAATGTCTCTCAACATTATGGCAAAAAACCAAGATGATGGATTACAGATAGTTGAGCAGATATTGCCGTACTTCCAGCCAGACTATACAGTGACTATCAATCCTGTTGAAGGCTTTGAATATAAGCAGGATGTTCCTATTGTTCTTAATAGTGTTTCTATTGCTGATGATTACGAGGGAGATTTTACATCTCGCAGAGTATTAATATATACTTTAGACTTTACTATGAAGATGAAATTCTTTGGGCCTACTGGTAACCAAGGTATTATCCGTCAGATTGAGCTTGATTTTAAAGATATAAATAATACATTAAGCGTTCTAGAAGAAATGGATTTATCAATAAATCCTACAACTGCGGACGAAGATGATAATTATAATGTGGTCGTTACCGTACAATAACGATAACTTTGCTTAGGTTATGAGATATTATGGAAAACAAAAAAGACAAGTTAGCTGCAAGTTTGGAAAAGAATCTTCCTACTAATACGGAATCAACAGAGGTTGTAGTAGTTGAGACTAAAAGTGAAATTGATCAGAAGGAGATAAAGGATGACTACGAATTCTCCAGAAAGACATATAAAGAGCTAATAGCTACTGGGGTTGGTTCATTAGATGTTCTTGCCGAGTTAGCGCGCGAGAGCGAGCATCCGAGAGCATTTGAAGTACTATCCAAAGCTATAAAAGACATAGGTGATGTTACAGATAAGCTTATGGATCTACAGAAGAACAAAAGAAATCTAGATAATGATTCAAAGCCGGGATCATTCGAACCATCGGGCAATACAAATAATAACGTCTTTATAGGAAGTACGTCAGACCTTCAGAGAATGTTATCCGAAAGGGGTACGAAGGTAATAGATGCAACGGATTAAGAATAGTGAATTTGGTTATCTTGGTAATCCCAACATTAAAAGAGATGGGATAGAAACCGAATTCACATTAGATGAAGTAGAAGAATATAAGAAGTGCATGGATGATCCGGCATACTTCGCAACTACTTACGCTAAGATTATTTCATTAGATGAAGGATTAGTACCTTTTAATCTATATCCATATCAGTCAGATATGTTTAGTCATTTTAAACTAAACCGTTTTTCCATTGTCCTTGCGTGTAGACAATCGGGTAAATCAATATCATCTGTAATATACTTATTATGGTATGCAATATTCCATCCCGAAAAAACAATTGCAATTCTAGCAAACAAAGGTTCAACGTCAAGGGAGATGTTGGCAAGAATAACCTTAGCATTAGAAAATCTGCCATTCTTTTTACAGCCAGGATGTAAAGCTTTAAACAAGGGCTCAATAGAATTCTCTAACAATTCCAAAATGATTGCTGCAGCTACTTCAGGTAGTTCTATTCGTGGTTTATCTATTAACTTGTTATTCTTGGATGAGTTTGCATTCATTGATAACGATGCAGAATTCTATACTTCAACATATCCGGTAGTAACAGCAGGTAAAGATACTAAGATTATTATAACATCTACTGCTAATGGTGTAGGTAACATATTTCACAAGTTATACGAAGGCTCTATTCAGGGCACAAATGAATTTAAAGGATTCAGAGTAGATTGGTGGGACGTTCCTGGAAGAGATGAGGAATGGAAACGTCAGACAATAGCTAACACGTCTGAGCTACAATTCGAACAAGAATTTGGTAACACCTTTCACGGCAGGGGTAATACTCTTATTGCTGCTAATCACCTAATGGCACAAATGGCACAAGAACCTCTTTATACTCAGGAGAATGCTAACTTTTATAAGAAGCCTAGAGAAGGTCATAGCTATTTAATGATGGTTGATGTTGCCAGAGGTAGAGGCCAAGATTATAGCACATTTAATATAATAGACATAACCACTAACCCGATGCAGCAGGTTGCAACGTTTAGGGATAACTTATTATCTCCTTTATTGTTTCCAGATATCATCTATAAATACGCCATGACATATAATGAAGCTTATGTTATAATTGAGTCTAACGACCAAGGTGCGGTAGTTTGTAATGGGCTTTATTACGATTTAGAATACGAAAACATGTACGTAGAATCATCAGTTAAAGCAGGCGCAATTGGTGCTAACATGACTAAAAGAGTAAAAAGGATCGGTTGTTCTACTATAAAAGACTTTATTGAACAAAGAAAATTAGCAATTGTAGACGAAGAAACCATCAGAGAAATGAGTACATTCGTTGCTAATGGTAGTTCATATGCGGCATCGGCAACGAATCATGATGATTTAATGATGAACCTAGTTATGTTCGGATGGTTTGCTTCCACTGACATATTCCAAAATCTAACGGATATTGATATGAAGGATCTTCTATATCGGGAAAGATTACAAGCTATACAGGATGACATGCTTCCGTTTGGGTTTATAAACGATGGTAGTACTAATCATAATAAATATGTTATTGATGAAGAATCAGGAAATAGAACCTCATGGATGGACGCAGGAGACAATTGGTAGGATTCTATTAATCATAAATAATACAGTGAATATAACCGTATTATGAAAACATATTAACTAACTCAAATTTCGAGAGGATAAAGCGATGGCATTTCAAGTATCACCAGGCGTCGAAGTAAAAGAAATCGATGCTACTAGTGTGGTTCCAGCTGTTTCTACCAGTATTGGTGGATTTGCTGGATCATTTAATTGGGGTCCAGTGGAAGAAATAGTAACAGTCGGTTCAGAAAAAGAACTTGCTGCCAAATTCGGAACATCAGACTCTAAGACATTCAAGTATTTTCTTACAGCAGCGGCATTTTTAAAATATGGAAACGCTCTTAAGATAGTTCGTGCAGCAGATGGTGGCATTAATGCTACTACCGATGGTACTGGACAATTAATTAAAAACAAAGATGATTATGATAATAATTATTCTTCAGGCGAACTAAGTAAAGGTCTTTGGGCAACCAAGTATCCTGGTCTTTTAGGTAACAGCATTAGCGTTTCTATCTGTACTCAAGGACACAGTGATTTTTCATCTTGGGCTTACTCAGGTTCGTTTAACTCAGCTCCAGGTACTTCAGAGTATGCTACGGGCTTAGGTAAAACTTCAGCTAACGATGAAATGCATATTGCTATCATCGACACCAATGGTATTATCACTGGTACAGTTGGCGCAGTTCTAGAAACTTATGCTTATGTTTCTCAAGCATCAGATGCTAAGAAATCAGACGGTACTAGTAACTACTATAAAGAAGTAATTAACACCGGCTCTAACTACATCTGGTGGCTTGATCACTCAGCAACTCTAACCTCAGCCGGTAATGCTCTTAGTGATGCATCTACTAATTCATTCGTAATCTCAACTTCAGCTTTAACTAATACGTTAAGTGGTGGTACAGATGCTTCAAGTGTTTCTGTAGCTTCAATTACAAACGCATTAGCTTTGTTTGATGATTCTGAAACCGTTGATGTGAACTTGCTATTTGCTGTACCTGATGCAAACGGTGTTAACACCATTGCAGCTGCTTTAATCGAAATTGCAGCTACTCGTAAAGATTGTATGGCTTTTGTATCTCCTCCTATTGAAGATACAGTAGGTACTTCTAGTCCAGCTGCTGATGTTAAAGTTTGGGCAGATTCACTTACCTCTACTTCTTACGCTTCTGCTGATTCTACAGCTCTTTATGTATACGATAAGTATAACGACGTATACCGTTGGATTGGTGCTGCTGGTCATATCGCAGGCTTATGTGCTAACGCAGATACAGTTGCAGACGCTTGGTTCTCTCCAGCTGGAGTAAATCGCGGACAACTACTAGGTGTTACAAAATTAGCGTTTAACCCTAAAAAAGCTGATAGAGATACACTTTATAAAGCTCGTGTTAATCCTATCGTATCTTTCTCAGGTCAGGGAACAATGTTATACGGCGATAAAACTCTATTGAGTAAGCCAAGTGCATTTGATCGTATTAACGTTCGTAGATTGTTTATCGTATTGGAAAAGGCTATTTCAACTGCTGCTAAAGCACAGTTATTTGAATTCAATGATGAGTTCACAAGAGCACAATTCAGAAATATGATCGAACCTTTCATGAGAGATGTTAAAGGAAGACGTGGACTTACAGACTTCTTAGTAGTTTGTGACACCACTAATAACACTGGTCAAGTAATTGATACAAATAGTTTTGTTGCTGATATTTATATCAAGCCTGCAAGATCTATTAACTTCATCACACTTAACTTTATCGCAACAAGAACAGGCGTTGATTTCTCTGAAATCGCAGGCGTTTAATTAGGAGACTATAGAAATGGCAATTTTAGGTGTAGATGATTTCAAATCCAAATTAGTCGGCGGCGGTGCTAGATCTAACCTTTTCAAGGTTACTCTTAACTTCCCAGGCTATGCAGCAGGAGACGTTGAACTTACTTCTTTCATGTGTAAAGCAGCTTCATTCCCAGCATCAAACGTAGCTACTGTTACAGTACCATTCAGAGGACGTCAACTGCAAATCGCAGGCGATCGTACTTTCGATCCTTGGTCAATTACAGTAATTAACGATTCTGGATTCGAAGTTCGTGACGCGTTTGAACGATGGAGCAATGGGATTAACTCTCATGCTGCAAATACAGGTTTAACCAATCCATCTGACTATCAAGCTGATGCTATCATAGAGCAACTTGATAAAGCAGGAAACGTTACTAAAAAGTACGATTTCAGAGGCATCTGGCCTAGCTCAATCGCAGCGATTGAAGTTAGCTACGACGCGGAAGGAATTGAAGAATTCACAGTTGAGCTACAAGTTCAATACTGGGAATCTGGTACAACTACGTAATATAAAGTGTATAAATAGTATTAGAAGGGACAGATTGGTTCTGTCCCTGATAATATAAAGAGGTGATATTTTGGCAGAGTTTTTTGGATTCGAGATCAAGAAAAAGGGTGGCGAACCTATTGATCCTATTTCTTTCGTCCCAGATTCGGATGAAGATGGCACTGGTGTAATTACATCTGGTGGACATTTTGGTACCTACATGGATCAGTCCGGTGGTGAAGCCAAAAACGAAATTGATCTTATTTACAAATATAGAGACTGTGCAGCTCAACCCGAATGTGATGCAGCTATAGAAGATATTATCAATGAAGCAATCGTAGGAGATCATAATGATGTTCCTGTTAATATTGTACTAGATGAAGTAGAAGCTACAGACAAAATTAAAGAAATAGTTAGAGATGAGTTTTACTCTGTATTGGGTAAACTAAACTTTAATCAGTATGCACATGATATTTTTCGTAGATGGTATGTAGATGGTCGATTACCATATCATATCATTATCGATAAGAAAAACCCTAAAAAAGGTATAGTTGAATTAAGATATATTGATCCAACTAAGTTACGCAAGGTTAAAGAGATCCAGGAATCTACCGATCCAACAACTGGTGCTAAACTAATAACGGGTCAAACAGAATACTTTTTATTCCAAGATGATAGAATGGATAGATCTTCGGAAGGATTAAAAATTCATCCTGATTCTATTGCCTATGCAACATCCGGAGTTTTAGATCCTAGTCGTAAAAGGATTATGTCTTATTTGCAGAAAGCTATTAAGCCTGTTAACCAATTAAGAATGATGGAAGATTCATTAGTCATTTACAGAATTTCTCGTGCTCCAGAACGACGCATCTTCTATATTGATGTTGGTAACTTACCGAAGACTAAAGCTGAAGAATACCTCAAGGGTATTATGAATCAGTATAGAAACAAATTAGTCTATGATGCAGAAACAGGTGACATTAAAGATGATCGTAAGCATATGTCAATGTTGGAAGATTTCTTTTTACCCCGACGTGAAGGTGGTAGAGGAACAGAAATATCTACGTTGCCAGGTGGTGAAAACCTAGGTCAGATAGATGATATTGTATACTTTCAGAAGAAACTATATAGATCTCTTAATGTTCCGGTTAATCGTTTAGAGCAAGAATCACAGTTTTCTCTGGGTAGATCAAGCGAGGTTTCAAGAGACGAAATCAAGTTTAAGAAGTTCATAGATAGACTCAGAAGTAGATTCTCAGACCTATTCATGCAGTTGTTAAAGACCCAGTTATTGCTAAAGGGTATTATATCAAAAGAAGATTGGAATAACTGGAAAGAATCTATATCTTTTAACTTTATCGAAGACAACTACTACGCTGAGTTAAAAGAAGCAGAAATGCTTAGAGAACGATTTGAAATGTTAGCTTCTCTTGACGAGTATGTAGGTAAGTACGTATCTAATGCTTGGGTACGTAAAAACGTTCTTAAGTTTACAGATGACGAAATAAAGACGATGAAAAAAGAAATGGATCAAGAAGAAAAAGACGGTGAAAATGATATACCGGATTCGGATGATCCTAGATACTAGGTATTATTTTATCATAAATACATACAGAGGAATAAGAAATGACGACAATAGATGATATATTAAATGCAGTAAAAGACGGTGACAATATTAATGCTCAAAAGGCATTCAATAGTGTTATGTCTGATAAACTTGCATCGGCAATAGATTCAAAGAAAATAGAAATCGCATCTTCAATGATCGGTTCTAAAGAAGAGTCCTAATGAAAACGTTCATCGAGTTAAGAGAAAAAGTTAAGATCGGGACTGGCGAAAAAGAAGTCAGTTCAGCTAAAGGCGGTAAGGGTAAAAAAGCAGAGATCACTGTTACCCAAAAAGGGAATAAATTCTCTGTTTATATTAATGGCGAAAAACTAGATGACAACTTCTCTAGTGATAAAGAAGCTAAATCCGCAGCAGACGACTTTCTTAAGTTGATGGGCGAAGACTTACAATAGGATACAGATATGAAGTTAATTGCAGAATATTTCGAAAGCGATCTACAGATTATTCAGGAAGCTGATGAGAATGGTAAAAAGAGCCTAGTTATTGAAGGCATCTTTATGCAAGCTGATCAGAAGAATAGAAATGGTCGAATTTACGAAAGAAAGATTTTAGAACGTGCTGTGAATAAGTACGTTAAAGAACAAGTTAGTACAGGTCGCGCGGTTGGTGAATTAAACCATCCTGACGGACCTTCTATTAATTTGGATAAGGTTTCGCATCGCATTACTGAACTCCGTTGGGACGGAAGTAACGTGATAGGAAAGGCATCTATACTTAATACTCCTATGGGCAATATCGTTACCGGTTTGCTTGAAGGTGGGGTTAAGCTAGGTGTATCAAGTCGTGGTATGGGTAGTCTTGTACAGAAGAATGGCGTTAACTATGTGACGGATGACTTTATGTTATCCACTGTAGATATAGTCCAAGACCCTTCCGCTCCGGAGGCATTTGTCAATGGAATTATGGAAGGTGTAGATTGGATATGGGATAACGGTATTCTGAAGCCACAGGAAATTGAATTAATTGAGACTGAGATACTGACCGCTCGAAATATGGGATCATCCGATATTGAGATTAAAGCGTTCAAGAATTTCCTCTCGAAACTTGTATAAACTCTTATAGGGAGAAACGATATGTCAAATGACATGATAAACGAAGACGTTTCAAATGAAGAGCTGGTTCAAGAAGAGCTCGTTGATGAAGCACAAGTAATCGACGAGGACATTCTCGAAGAAGGTAAGACCAAAAAAGCTGAAGATAAAGGCGAAGAAGAAGATAAAGACGAAGATGAATCTGAAGAGTCTGATGAAGACGAAGAAGAAGAAATCGCAGTTGAATCTTATGACATGCCCAAAACTAAAGCTGGTGTTATCCAAGCTGCTGTTGAAATGTTAAAGAAAGCTAAGAAAGAAGATGCACAAGCTATGTTCTCTAAGATGGTTAAAGTCGATGAAAGCGTTGTTGATGAAGGTGAAGTTTCGGTTTCACACATTGATTACTCTGATGACCTAGATATCTTAGTTAATGAAGAAGCAACGCTTTCTGAAGGCTTTAGAGCAAAAGCATCTACTATTTTTGAGGCAGCTTTAAAAACTAAAGTTTCCGGCGAAGTAGACAGACTAGAAGCAGAATACGCTACAAGTCTAGAAGAAGAAGTTACTGAATTCCAAACTTCAATGGTAGAGAAAGTAGATTCTTACTTGAACTATGTTGTTGAGACTTGGTTGAAAGATAACGAATTAGCTGTTAGCACCGGTCTTAAGACTGAAATTGCTGAAGGCTTTATGACTTCTTTACAAGCAGTATTCAAAGAGCACTATATTGATGTACCTGAAGGCAAAGAAAACATGATCGACGAATTAGCCGAACAAGTTTCTGAGTTAGAAGAGTCTCTCAATAAATCCACAGAAGATAACATCCGTTTGCACGAATCTAATCAAGATTTGGCTAAAAGTGCAATCATTAAAGATGCGTCTTCAGGTATGATAGTTACAGAAGCTGAAAAGCTTGCTTCTTTAGTAGAAGATATCGATTTCGATAATGCAGAGACTTTCCAAATGAAAGTTAATGTTATTAAAGAATCATATTTTGTTAACGAGATCCAAGAATCAGTTGATGAAGCTAACAGCCTAATCGGAGAAGATACAGTAACTGTTGCTGAAGTCTCTGATGCTATGGCAAGATACACACAAGCTATTACAAATAACCTTAAAAAATAAACATCCAAGAGGAAAATAAAATGTTTAATGCAGATAAAAATTTGATGGAAAAATGGTCTCCAGTATTGGAACATGCCGAAGCTCCAGCAATCAAAGATAGCCACAAGCGTGCTGTTACAGCTCGTCTTTTGGAAAACCAAGAAGTAGCAATGCAAGAAGAACGTGCTCAGTCAGGCGGTAACTTCATCTCTGAAGCAGCTGCTGCTAACAACGTTGGCGCTGGTAACATCGGTACTTTCGATCCAGTATTGATCAGCCTTGTACGTCGTGCTATGCCTAACCTTATCGCTTATGATATCGCTGGCGTTCAACCTATGACTGCACCTACTGGTTTGATCTTCGCTATGAAGAGCAAGTATGCTACTCAAGGCGGCACAGAAGCTTTCTTCGACGAAGCTAACACTGGTTTCTCAGGAACTGGTACTCAAGAAGCAGATCCTACTGGTCTTGCTGGTGTTACTGATGCTGATTCTGATGCAAGTATTGCTGATGAAACTGACGTATTGTCAGGCCTTGGTCTTGGTACTGGTACAGCTGCTGCAGAACGTTTAGGCGTTGGCGCAAGTGGTGATGGTTCATTCGGCGAAATGGCTTTCTCAATTGATAAGTCTACTGTAACTGCTAAGTCACGTGCACTTAAAGCAGAATACACAATGGAATTAGCTCAAGATCTTAAAGCTGTACATGGTCTAGATGCTGAAGGCGAATTGGCTAATATCCTTTCTGCTGAAATCCTTGCTGAAATTAACCGCGAAATGGTTCGTACTGTTCTTGCTAAAGCTAAGATCGGCGCACTTCAAAGTTCAACTGCTGTAAACGGTATCTTCAATGTAGATACTGATTCTGACGGTCGTTGGATGGCAGAGAAGTTCAAAGGTTTAACTATGCAGTTAGAGCGTGAAGCTAACCAAATTGCTAAAGAAACTCGTCGCGGTAAAGGTAACTACGTTATCGTTTCAAGCGATGTTGCTTCTGCTCTTGCAGCTGCTGGTCAACTTGACTACAGTCCTGCTCTTGCTACAAGCTTGAACGTAGATGATACTGGTAACACCTTCGCAGGTATTCTTAACGGTCGTATGAAAGTTTATATCGACCCTTATGCCACTATCGACTTCGCATGTGTTGGTTACAGAGGTTCTAACCCATATGATGCTGGTATGTTCTATTGTCCATACGTTCCATTAACTATGGTTAAAGCAGTTGGCGAGAATGATTTCCAACCACGTATCGGGTTCAAGACTCGCTACGGTATGGTTGCTAACCCATTCGTTGCTGCTGACGGTACTGGTACAGATCGTGCTAACCCGTACTTCCGTATTTTCCGCGTTGACGGATTAATGGTAAGCTCTTAAGTTCTAGTAACTTAATTAGAAAAGGACTCTTCGGAGTCCTTTTTTTTGTGCATAAATAAAGGGGACAGAGGAGATACAATAAATGGCACTAACAACGAATAAGAACTTTCTAAGTCCTGTTGGGTTTAGTTTTAAGATTAATTCTACTGAATATCCTAATTTAGAATATTTCTGTACGGCAGTTACTCTACCAGGATTAACCCTAGGTGAAGCAGCACAACCATATAGAGGTACAAGCTTAGCATTTACAGGCGATAGAATTGAATTCGACGATCTAAGTATTAGATTCAATATTACAGAAAACATGGAAAACTATGTTGAGACTTTCGAGTGGATGCACAGTCTAATACAATCAAGTAATGCAGAAGATCTTAAGATTGATGCTACCTTATTAGTATTATCCTCTCATAACAATGTTACTAAAGAGATTAAGTTCTCCGGTGTATTTCCTAATGGATTAAGTGCTGTAGAGTTTAACAGTCAGAATTCTGATATAGAATATCTACAAGCAGATCTATCTTTAAAATACACTTCATTTGAATTCGTATAAGAATAAGGGTGTTATATGGGAAGAGGTGAGAAAACATCGGCAGTTGAAGCAAACCAACAGATATCTATTTGTTGTGAAACGCTATGCGATAAAACTGTTGTTCAGGAGTACATACTGGAATTGGAGCGTAAGATAGAATACCTTGAGAAACGATTAGCTAACAGCGACCGTTATAAATATCATAAAGATTATAATATGGAGAGATAATGAATAACCTTGAAACAATACTTGAAATGTGGAAAAAAGATTCAATCATAGATGAGCACGAACTAGATGAAGCATCCCGCGATTCAGCAAAACTACACGGCAAATACCTAGAACTATTAAGCGTTAATCGTCTCAGACTCAAGAAGTTTGATATGGATTATAAGGTGCTTCTTAAGAATAAATGGTTATGGTACAACGGAAAACTAACTAAAGCCGAGATGGATAAGTTTGGTTGGGATTACGATCCTTTAAACGGGCTTACTATACTGAAAGGTGATATGGATAGATTTTACGATTCAGATGAAGATATACAGGTTTTTCAGTTAAAGATTGATTATCAGACAGAGCTAAACGCAGCACTAAAAGAAATAGTGGATAACATAAAGTGGCGACATAGTAACATTGGTAACATTATAAAGTGGAGAGTATTTACAAGCGGCGGATAAGTTAATAATTGATCGGTTAGACCACAAATTGTTATAAATAATTATAGACACACACTCACTAACAAGATCATACACTGGGGTATGATCGTAAGACCTACGAGGTATTTACAAATGGCTATAGTTAAAGCACATCATGCAAACAATTACTTATCAAACAGAATGGGCATACCGGCGTTCGATGACACCGCAATGACCTACACCGCAGGACTACTTACTTCGGTAACATACTCTCTAGGAGGCGTTACAGTAGCTCAAGTGAATTACACATACAACGCCGATGATGATATCATTAACATTACGAGGGTATCATAATGTTAAACAATCAATACCAGATAGTAAATTTTAATGACGGAGAGATTATTCCCTCTACTATTATTGGTCCAAAAACTACAGTAATTCAAAAGACCGCAAATGCGAAAACACTAATAGATTCCTTAACTCCCGTAATTCTTCCTGATATGAGCATGACCGGCAGAGCAGGTCATTTTCTTGTTTCTTTTAATGGT